AATTTCGTTCTCTTTCATCCACTCTTCTACGACATAGTTCATATAGTTGTCAACCTTTTCAGTCAACTCATCACGAACTCTGTTGATTTCTTCAGCGACTTCTTGAGTTTTTGACTCCTCAATTCTTTCGACTTCAGAACGAAGTTTGGATTTAACAGCAGCTTCAAAAATTGTAGCAGCTTTGTCTTTGAATTCTTCAGACAATTCTTCACCTTGTGTAAGGGCAGAAACATCTTCAGAAACGTCTACAGATGAAAGGCGGTCTTCAAGAGTAGATTCGTCAACTGACTTATCTTCTTCTTTGGTTGCACCGTAACCTTCACCCTTGCACATTGCTTCGTATGCAGCTTTGAGATCCATCGACTTCATGCTTTCCATCTTCTTTTGCATTTCAGCTTTCATCATCTCTTTTGTCATACGTGCTTCTTCTAGTTCCTCACCATCATGGTCTACTTCATGACCAGCAGCAAGAGGTTCTTTGATTTTAGTAGCAGCGGCATCTCCGCCCATATCTCCAGCAGCACCTTTGGTTTGAGCATCAGAAGTTTTCTTCATCTTATCAGCAGATTTTGCTGAACCTGATTCTTCTTCTGGTGTATCAGCACCGGCACCACCCAAGTCTTGAACTTCACCCTCTACTTTTTCCATTGAATCACCTTTGGCAGCACCTTTTTTGGGAGCGTCCTGTGCAGCTTCTTCAAGCTCCGCAGCAACTTCTGCTTCTAGTTCCTCAATTGTCTTGTCTAGATCTGACATTGGGATTTTCTCCTTGAGTTGTTATCTTATCATATTTATAATGATTAAAGTTTTGACAAGAATTTTGCAAATTCAAGTGCGGAAACTTTATCGTTTCTTTGTCTTACACCTTCATTAATCTCATCCTTGATTTCGGCAACATCAACTTCTTTCAGTAAACCGTTGTTCCATACCCATTCCTTACCTTCCATAATACCTTCAACGAAGGCCTGAGGTGCAGAAGGGTCTGCAACAATATCTGCCGCAGTGGCAAGATAAAAATCATCTTTCACATAATTTGCACCACTTCTAGATTCGATAGACCCCATGCCTCTTGAAGAGACACCAAGTTTACCACCATCTTTAATTAGTGCTTTCGCAATTTCCCCCATTGGAGTTGAGAGCAGTTTCGCCTCACCAATAAAGTTCTTTCCATCAGCTTCCAGTTTAGTAATCATGTGCGATACTCTGTCTAGATTTACAGTTGGGCCTTCTGGATGTCCAAGTTCCCCAAACGCACGACCTTCAGCAACAAATTCTTTGTTATAACGAGTGACTTCTTTCTGAAGCACACCCATTGGGTAGACACGACCATTACGGTTTTTCATGTCTGCCTGCATAAAGATTCCACGAATCTTCATATCTTTTTTACCATCGTCCTTTTCTTCAACGATGTATTCTACTTCTTGTATCTGTTCTGCAATAAGTTTCATATCTTAATACCCCGCCGCAGTAATTTGTGTTCCAAACATTGTTCCGGCACCACGAAGTCCTTCACCAATGTTTAGATGAATAACGATACCAGCGCCACCACCAACATAGATAGTTCCTACATCAGCAGTATCTCCAGCGCTACGAACCGTAACTAACCCAGCAGAACCAGTATTAAATACCCACACTGCGGTAGCATCTGTAAAACCAGTTGTAGCAGATAGTGCAGTAGCTGTTCCTTTTACTTGCATTTTACTTTTCCTAAATTGATAATACTTCTGCCTCAAAGTAGTCCATAAGTTTCTTTGGCGGAACTTTGAACCTCTTTGATACTGAAGTAATAGTTTTGTCAAAAGTATTTAGGAAATCTGAAGGTTTACTTTCCATTTCCTTGAAAATAGCGTCAACGGCACCTTTCATCTTAGGAGATAACTTCTTATACTCCTTAGATGTCTTATGCTCATCCTTTTCTGGTAACTCCTGTCGAAGTTGAGAAACGGTTTTACTCACTATCTTCTTCTACCTCTGGGATGTGATGTGTTACGAATGTTTTCGCAACATCTTGTCTTTTGGTTTCTAGTGCATCACCCACCTTTGCCGAAAGGGCATTATTAAAGTGTGTTTCTGCGGCAAGGTTATCACCACTTGCAATAGAGTCAACAAAGTCTCTTACTGTATCCATTATTTATCTCCTTGTTCTGGATTGTTCTGTGCGAACATACCATCGTCTTGACCCATAGGGTCTAATTCACCACCAGATTCGTCTTTAATCTGATTGTCAATTTCTTCTACTTCTTCATCAGACATTCTTAGAACGTGTTTTCTAACATACTCTTTAGAGAAGTATGTGCCAACATAACTTTCGATTTGTCCAAGCATATCCAAACGATTTTGAAGAAGTTCTGCATTCTTCAATTCTGTAAAGTGTCCATCTTGCATAAAGTCAAACTGCAAGTGTTCCTTAATCATAGGCCATTCATCTTCTGCAATCACACCTTTAAGAATAAGTTGTGTGCGAAGAATATCCATAAACAGAATTGTAAACTTCTTGCGAAGTTTCTGAACAAACTTTGTAAACTTCAGTTCGTCACGAGTAATGTTATCAGAACGACCAATAGAGAATGAGTTCTCTGCCTCAAGTCTTGAGATTGGTACGTTCAATGAACGATATAGTTTGTTTTGGAAGTATTTGATATCATCAATCTCACCCAAGTTTGAACCGCCTGGAAGAGTAGTAATCTCTGTACCTCTACCACCTTCTCTACGAGGCAACCAGAAATCTTCCAACATAGACATATGATTTCTGTCATCTCTAATCTCACCAGTTCGTGCATCATACACCAACTTGTTCCGATAACGATTCATTACATCTTTAAGGTATGCTTCTGCCTTTACTTTAGGTAAGTTACCAACATCAATGTAGAAGATACGTCTTTCAGGCGCACGAGAGATACGATAGATAACCAACGCATCCTCAATCATACGCAACTGATTGACAGGTTTGATTGCTTTTGTTAGATATGAAAGGACTGTACCTTTGTGCATATCCACAAGTCCAGAAGGACAATAGGAAATTGAATCAGCAGTAATCTTAATACCACTAGATGTTCCTGTATTTTGATCATTACCTTTATCGTTGTATAGATAAAAGTCCTCAATCTTTTTAACTAAATCCAAACCAGTTTTTGGATCTTTTTCTTTTCTTTGTTCCCTTACCTTTTTAATTTTGCGAGGGTCAATATATCTTAAATCTTGTATTCCCTTACGAGGTGATTTTGTATCAATAATCTTATGATAATAGATACGTCCATCCACATACCATCTTCTGAAGATATCATGTCCTTTTGCATTAAAGTCAAGCAGACGCAATACTTCATCGAACTCATCTCTGATTTTCGATTTAATGTTTGGGGAAAGTTTTAATCTGTCGAGGGAAATTGAAACAGATTGTCCTCTTTCATCAGAGACAATTGCTTCATTTGCAATATCTTCAATTGCACTATCACACTCTGGTTGTTGTGCAATATCACGATATCTGCGAATTAAATCAAGTTCGTTTCTGTCACGCCCGTCCATATCAAGGACAGAAGCATAATGCCCACCGCCTGATACAATATCAAGTGTGCCGTCATCAGTAGAGGGAGCAGTGAAACCATCACTACTCCCGCCCTGATTTGCTTTTGTGATTCTGAAACCAAAAAGTTCAGCCATACTATAAATCTCCTAATTTTACCTTACTATTTAGTAAGTTTGTAAAACTAGATTATGCTTCATTCTCAAAAGTTGTATAACGCCATGTTATATCAAAGGTTTCAATTTCACTTACAGTATCCATGTTCAACTCAACTGGTGAGATGACTGTTGGCCAACAGTTCTTCAACACATAAGTCTTAATGACTTTATCATCTCGATTCAACTGGTTTACAGTCAAATCAGCAGTGTAGTCTCTCACATTGGAGAGTCCTCTTGCATTAGACAAATCATTGATTGCGTCCATCCATGTTTCCATAGCGTTACGAATCATAAAGTCGGTGTCGTTGAATACAGTTGTTGACCAAGTCTCAAAGGTTCTATCACCAGCAAGAAACAACTGGCGTCCTCTAAAGTTTACTGGAATTTCTGTAATTGTTTGCCCCGGCAAGGATGCAGTCCTTACCAAGAATGATGTTGTATTACTATCAAGGCCAGTTCCAATGATACCAGCCTGTTGTGGGATGATAACTCTGAACTGGTTAGCACGAGCGCCACCACCTTGTAGTCTTGATGCGAAATCGTCTATACTAGCCATAATTAACCTCCTACCTCACTAAATTCAACACCAGTTCTTACAGCGATGAAGTTTAGTGTAATAAAGTTGATTGAACGAGCAGGTTTGATGAAAATGTCACCAATAAACTCATTACGGTCAATTACCTCACCAGTGTTGTTACTTTCGTCACAAACAACGGAGAAGTCAGTGATACCTCTACGACCTTGAACATCACGCAAGAATGGTTCTACCAAGTTCTTAAATTGTGCTCTTGTAAATGCATCGTTAAACTCAAAGAGTTGGAATTTAGATGCAGTTGCAATTGCTTTCTCAAGAACGAGGAACAATCTACGAACATTAATTCTATCAAACGCAGAAGGTCTAGAAAGAGCAGTCTTATCACCAAACAAGAATGTTCCTTGTCCTGGCTGCGAGATAACAGGGTTAATGCGAGCAGGATATAGAATATCTCTCTGCGACTTGTTAGGGTTGAAGGCGAGTTTTACTGCACCACGAATTTGTCCTCTGTTGTAACCAGCAGGGGAGAACCATGCGTCAGCAACTTGGTCAGTGTTTGCACACAAACCAGCAATGTCACCGTTAAGTGGAACATAACGATACACATCTGCATACTTGTCGTACATATACTTGTAACCACTGTCAAACACTGCATAAGACGAACTTGCCAACTGGTCGAAAAACCCTTTAACATTAGTTGTCTGAGTGATTGCACTAGTAACAGATACAACATCTGCTCTACGAGGAGAAATGAAACCTACGCAATCTTTACGAGCCTCACAGAGGTCGATAATCATTGTTGCGTGTGTTACACCATCTGTTCCAGCAGGACAAGTACCAGCCATCACAAGGTTAAT